GTTATTTTCTGGTATTGAGAGGAATACCATCAGACTTACCATCCTTAAAGAATGAATTCCACTGCTGAGAGGCCCAATCAGCAAAGCCTGAAGAGGCGTCAGTAATCATATTCGTAACGTCTTTCGCTGCGGCAGTAACTTGAGAGCTACCATAGCGAGAATTTTGAGTATCTTGATGAATTTTGCCAATTTCTGCATAAACCTTTTTCTCCAAAGCCATAATCTGAGAGTTAGTCAAATGCTGACCAGTCTCCTGAGCGCGGGTAAGAGCCATCCTCATAATTTCATGGGTGGCCTGCTTAGTCGTAAGGTCAGTGTTGGCGAGGATGGACGCAACGCGTGCCTGCGACTCACGTTGATTATACTGAAGCATCTCATTCTGGGCATAAACAGAATCCTTCGTATTCTGGCGAGATGTAGCGGACTGAATGCCAGCAATCTGCAAATTGTTATTCATCTGCATCTTGGCAATATCCTTCTGGTTATCCAGTTGCATTTTAAGCATCTCTTTTTGTTGATTCTGAGCGGAAGACTCTAACCCGGCAGTGGAAGCATCAGCTCCAGCACGTTCCCATGGGTTGAGCTCAGGGAAAGCCGCTGCCAAGTAATCACGGGTTGCCTTTCCTCGGTCTTTAGCATCATTACCTCCAACCAACTTATCAATAAGAGCCTCTTTAACCTTGTCAGAACCGGCCTGAATCGTACCGTCAAGCAAAGCTCTGCCAGCATTACGAATCATATTACCAGCATCAGCCATAACACCAGAGGTATTAGAGGCAGGCAATTGACCAGCAGGAGGAACATTAGAGCCCTGAATAGCAGACTGAATGCCAGCGTCAGTATCCATACCAATAGTTCCTTGACCATTAGTAAGGCCAGCAGAAGAGGCGGCGTGTTCTGGCATTTTACTAAACATTTTATTAAGGAGACTGGAGATACCGCCGGAAGCAAGTCCTCCGAGCAGCGATGAGCCAATACCTCCAATGATACTTCCAAGCATATTGTAAGCTCCTTTTTTGGGCTTAGCAGGAGGGAAGGCGGCTAACGCCTTCCACGTTCCTAGTTTATCGGGTATCTCCGTACGGCTCGGTCCGCCCTACACTGGGCAGACACATAACCGGGAGTGCGGCGGCCTTTTATTTAAGCGGCTGAAGGACCTGATACTCACGAATAACCTGAGTCGTAGCGATGGTACCAAGCACACGACCGGAGGTCCATTTAGCACTAGAACAAATCACACCAACAAAAACATTATTGCCAAAAGTGCGAGGATGAATATCAACAGTAGCGCAATCGCGAGCAGAACAAACACCACCAGAACCTACAGACATTTCAATTGGGTAATGCTCAATCTGACTACCAGCAATAGAAGTGGGCTGGTCAAAAGCAGACTCAAAACGAACAATACCAACAATCGGGTATGAGGTACCAGCAAAGCTAAGGTTAACACCAGCAGAGATAACGCAGTTAGGGTCAGAAGGAGAGGTGTCAACCTTCATAGCAACAATAAAAGAACCATCAGAAGAAGTGCCAGCGGTCAAATTAGCATAAAGATTAACAACAGCATGCTCAGCAGTAATATTACCAGCATTGATAACAGGGATATTACCAGTAGGCGCAACAGGAGTGATACTACCAGTAACAGAAAAACGGGATGTCTGAATGGCGGTATCGTGCTTAGTAACAAAATTTTGATACATGAAAAATCCTTAATGGGCCCGAAGGCCCATGAATCAAGAGGTCATAATAGAATCACGAACAGTAGGAATATGACGATAAACATTGACATTATAACGAGCCTGATTATTCCACTGAAGCAACTGCTGAGACTGGAAACAGGCATTATAGTCATTATGGTCAATGAGAATAGCCTTCTGAAGGTCATCACCACTAGTCGTACCGGGCGCATCATCAAGGAACGGAAAACCTTCAAGTAACTGATACTTGTAGTTAACATAATCCGGATGAGTACGATACCAGATAGACTCGGCAACCTTAATCTTAATGCCCGGACGACCATCACGGAAAAGATCCTGATAAGAAATCTCACGTGGCGGCAAATTACCAATCAAAGCCGGGTCACCCGCAAGGTCGGTATAAGTCAAATTATTACGACCAACAAGATAATGATGCTCCAAAGGACTGATAGGCGGGAAGCGAACCAGCATCAAAGTCATCATGACACCATGCTCCGGCACGAAGAATCGAGGCACTGAGTGTTTAAACGTCTGTTGGACTCGACCCGAAAACTGTCCGAGGGAAGATTGGTCGGTACCGTCAACGTCGTAACCGGAAGCCCAGAAATCGGTGTGCATAACAAGCAACGGTCGGTTATCGGCATCATAGGAGGTTGAACCGCCAAAGCTGGAGATAACATCACGATAACGCTGCATGAAATAAGTACGCTCCTGCTCAGTATGAAGCTGCGCATAAGCGGCCTGCAAACCCATAATATCAATGGAATTGCTTTCAATGCCCATTTGCTCAGCGAGCTTAGTTTCCGGAGGAAGAGGAGCAGACCAAATAGTTTTAAGATGGCAGCAACGGAATCCATAGCGAGAATCATCACGGTCTAAATTTGAAGGATTAGCTTCAGTACGCTCAGGCATCCACGGCGCACGGAAATAGTTATTATAAATATTCAGATAAGACTGATGCAAAAACTTAGGAATACGGTTGCTCTTAGGAACAATAGTACCAACATAACCAGCGTCATCCGGATACTGAGTAGTAGTAACGGAAGGGAGTGGTGCGGCATCAACACCATCACGCATAAATTGAATCCACTGGTCACCATAAACATGGCGATGCGGAATATAGAAAGTGAAAAAATCAACCTTAGAGTCAATAGCTAAACCACGACGCAGAGGAGAAAGACGCAAAGCGCCAACAGCATCAAGCTCAAAGGAATCGCCAGCAATAACAGGAGTCCATGAAACAGTTTTCAAACGACCAATCATGCCACAGTCAAAGGCAAGATGAGAAAGGTCAACAATTTCACGTTCAGCGGAAGTTTGTACATTAGACATTTAATTTTCCTTAAAGAGCCCCGAAGGGCTCATAATTAAAACTGAGAACCGCCTACATACCAAAGGCGGGCACCTTTACGACGACTAGGAGAACGACGTGCTTTCTTCATATCATTTCAGTCCATTTGCGCGTAATTTCTGACGAGCATTTTCCTCGGCATCAATTACAGTTTCTTTGAATCCTGCCTTAATACGCAGGGTGTACGCGAAGAGCTCAGCGGCGTTAACCGGACGCTCGACGCCATTAATAATGTTTTCGCTAAACTCCGCGCCTTCCATAACGAGGCATGCTGTCTGAATGTTGACGGGATGAACATAATAAGCAATGACGGCAGCAATAAACTCAACAGGAGCAGGAAAGCGAGGATAGCCGACAAAGTCCAGCGCTCCATAAACACAAGCCTCCACACAGCGACGCGCACGGTTGCGGTCGGTGGCAATCCAAATCTTATCACCAGTCAGGAAGTCGAAATCTTCCTCAGTGATATCCAGAACAGCGCTAGCCTGAAGCATACGAAGAGCAGCGACAGAAGTAGCGTAATTAACATCAGAAACAATATTCATAGGTATCTCCTTATGTAAGATTCGAGTCAAAGATAATCACGTTTTTTCAAGTCGTCAAGCAATTTTTTATGATTGCCTTTCCAATCCTCAATCTGAAACCATTGACGGAGAAGATTACCAAAGGCGTTAAGCCATTTCTCATCGTCATTGGTAAAGTCAGCTTTTGTAAGAAACATCAACTGCTTAGTCAAAGTGGCGCGATAACTTGCGTAATAGCGAGTCGAGCTCAGCATGAATTTTCTCCTGAGAAAAATCCGGGTCACTTACCGCCGAAAGCCTGAGTCGCTTTAGCTCGCAAATCAGTAGGCGTAATTCCTGCATCAATAATGTATTGACGTGCTTCATCAGAAATATCCCCATTTTTTAAGGTGACCGTCATTGAAGCGATAGAACTCTGCCAATTGAACTCGGGTGTCTTTTTCATCAAACGACGAATAATTTTCAACATGCTTCTCACTTCCGGGCGCACATCCAAAATGACGTGCAAAGGCAGCGCGCCGATGTTCAAGGTCAATTGCTTTTTGGCGTTCTCTTTCACTATCTGATACAGAGGGCTGGAATCGAAGCTGATTCGGCTCAGTTCCAGAAGCACTTTGTTGCTCAGGTGAGCCATTGACGGGAGCTCCATTCCGAGCTTCCGACTGCTGCGCACCCGAAATTCTTTCTTCAGACAGATTGCCATTAATGGATTCTTGCATTTCTTTTGTCTCTCGGTAATAGCTTTCTGACGCTGGTCAGATTGCTTGGCTACATACTTGGTCACATACCATGCGACCGCCTGATACGGCTTACTCTGCATTGCTTTTCCTGATTTGTCAACAGGCCACAGCCAACCTTTACGAGAATAAGCGTCATGTTGATAGCGAACAGCTATCGGTTGCGTGAAGCCATAGGGCCACATGCCACGGAACGAGTTAATCTGGCGATAATTACGTACCTTGCGACCGAAATTAGGGTCGTGACTTCCCAAAGGAAGAGTCCGCACCATATGCACAACGTGCCAATGAAGACGGCCGTGCTGACCTCCAAACTCCGGCACACAAAGATAACGATAGCAGTCGTTGTAGGAATCCTTAACCGAACGACCTTCAGCGCGCAGAACAGCTCGACCAACAGTCCTAAAATAATCACGAAGAGCATTGGGGTTTTCATTAAAAGCCTGCAAACGGTCATCAGCAAGGGTCAGTGTATCAAATACAAAGAACCAGCCTTTCTGGTGAGCAATACGCATCTCATTAATTACTTTCTGAGTCATGCGGTTCTTGCGTGTTTTTTCCTGCATTTTCTCCATGTACTTAGCAACCTCATCCTTAAAGGATAAAGGCTTGACCATATCAAGCTCATGACGAATCAACTTTTCAGGCCACTGGGCTACATACTTAGTCCAAAGAGAATTCAACGTTTTACCGTAGCGAACACCTGGGCAAATCATTTCAAACAGAAAAACACATTCGGCATCCAGAGGAGTACGGTGGTCTATAGTGTTACTATTATCAAGTTGGGCAGCACACTTCCGAACCAGAGCCATATGATCCTCCAGAAGAGCGGTCTGAGATTCATAAACGGCAAGAGTCTCACCATCCAAATGAGTCTCTTCAGAAAGACGTTTTTCCAACTGATAAACAAGGTCAGAGAGAAGGCGGCTACGATTATCAACCTGAACAGCCATACGAAGATGAGCATGCTTGGCCGTAACGTGCGACCAAACAGCCTTAACAACATCAGAGAAGATTTCAGTAGCCATGCGAAAAAGCCCTCGTAGTAAACCTGCGAGGGCAATATAGTGGGTATTTTAAAGGTCTGTCAAGAATTAATATAAGTCGGGCGATTTTTTAACCAATCCAAAAGCGCAAAATGCTCCTCATCAGTAAGAAAGCGACGCTCATAACGAGGGTCAGAAACACGACTACGAGTGATATGCAGAATCCTTGTCTCAGGGCAATAAGCATAATGTTCATCAACCAAACTAAAATATTTCACGGGAACCTCCGAATCAAACAGGAAATTCCATACAGCATAAGAGCAACAACAGCCAGAGCAATAAATTTTCCGATAACAGTCTCCATAATTTACTCCGCAATCTCATAAAGCCAATCCATATCATCAACATCAACAAACAGATCTTCAGAAGAACGAATAACCTCACCAGAATTCACCTGAGAAAGAAGAAGTTCCATAGTGCCGGAATCACACTCGGCATACTCTTCAGCCTCAAAATCATACCAAGTGACAGAAAGGTGAGTAACGTCAATCTCGGCAATAACGACGTCAAACAATTTTTAGGATTGGCAATCAACTGCTGACGCGGGGAAAGGTCACGAACGGCGCGAACCTTGATAAGACGACCATGATGAAGGTACTCATAACGGATATAAACAGGGCACTTAAACAACCAAGAACCAAGCACAGAATGATAAAGGCGGTGAGCTGGCTTCATAAAAAAGACTCCTACTTCATTTCGTTGAAGCAAGAGTCTCATAAGGGCTCAGGGAATGTCAACA